CCATCTTCGTCTAATAGATAACTGCGGTTGGCATCCATTAATCCGAAGCGAATGATGCCAAGTCTTCCCTGATACGGCTCGGATAAGATAAGCGATAGCAATTCTGACGGTATGCCAGAAAGTGTTATCATCGCGCCTTTAGCTGATATTTCTGCGGTTTCGGATATTTCGCTAACCTTTAGAAATTGACCAGTGCCAACATAGGTTATGCCGTCAACTGTAATATTTCCAAGACCTGTCCAGAAATAAAGCGTCTGCGTATCAAAACGCAATTCAATAGCAAAAAACGGCTTAATCGATTCCGATGATATTGCGCTGATAATACCACTAGAAAGTGACCTACTCATACTATCGCCTCAATAGCCGCAAAAGTTACACCATAAAAAGCGGCTTCGTTAATTGACCAATCTGTTTGATTTGTGCTTAGTCGAAACAGCCCCTTTGCGCTTGATACAACAACCGTTGCGTCATCAGCCGGAGCAGTTCTGATATAAGGCCAGATATCTAGCGTGGCCTGACCTAGCGCGTTCGTATCAACATCAACCAGAACCTTGTGCAATGTCGCGGCAGAGCCACCGCCTATCTGTATATAATCGCCAGCTTTAAGATAACCTGTTTCGCTAGTTGGCAATCCGTCAATCGTTAGCGTTTCGCCTGTTTGATCAGCACCGTTGACCAGTGGCGTTCCCGGCGTGGCTGACGCTGTTCCGCGTGGCGTTGCCGCATTAGGATCGCCCAACAGAAAAGTCCCCTTCACGCCATTAAGCGACAGCAAGAACGAAATCCATTCTTCAGCATCTGCGCGTTGCATAGGCGGCATTGTGACTTCTGCTTCCCAACGCTGACCAGAGTGTTGAACGACCTGTTGCTTAAATGTGAATGGGCTTTCTGTAATCGCAACCGCATTAACAGCGCGAAGATTTACCCTAGCGATGCCCGAAGCGATTGGAAGTGTTAGCGGATATGATATGGTCATCTGTCACCTCAAGAAAATGCTGATGCAAATGTACCACCACGCCGTCTAGCGTCAAGCACCGCCGCTTTAGTGCCTTCGGCTATCTGCGGCATCAGGTTCATTATTTCAGCGCGAACGGTCTGCGATACGCCAGTTGAAATGTTAATGGTTTGATGCACAACTGCGCCACCACCGCCTAGCTGGTTGCTTGGGATAATTGTGCCAGAACCGCCGGGAATAAATAGCTCCGCACCCTTTTCGCCAACCATATACGGTTTTCCAGCCGCAACAGAACCACCCATTGCTTTTGCGCCAGTTTTGCTTGTGCCGCCGGTTGATCCAAATGGCATCGCACCAGCAAGAAACTCCGCTATTGGTGCGCTAATCTGCATTCGGATCGTCATCCGTATAATGTCGCTAATAATTGATGCCGCCATTTGCTTAAACGCATCCTTTAACTTCATTGTGCCGGTTACTGCGCTAACAAGCGCATCCTCAAACGATTGGATGCCGCGAATAACAACATCTTCCATATTCTTACCGAAGTTGCGTGCGTTCTTCGCAAGTTCTTTTAGACCAGTTCCGAACTCGTAACTGTTGTCTGTGCCAGTATTCATCACATCATTTAAATCTTCACCGGCCTCATATGCGCCTTTAATTGCATCTCTAATATGCGTGAATTGGATTTCAAAATCATCAGGAAGATATGGAACAGTTTTTAATGAAGTGCCTAGTAATTGATATGCGTTATTCAACTCTTCAACACGATTAAACAGTGATGTTATCGCTAATTTATTTTCTGTTGTTACGCCAGAAACATCGCGATACAATTCAATTGTATCCCTTAAATCTCGCTGAAGCTGTCTGCCAGCGTTTATGTTGTATTCTTCCGCAGAAGTTAATTCATCAAACCTTGTCATTAAATTTTTCAATGACGGATCGATTTGTTTGATGTCGTCACGAAGGCCACTAATCTGCTTTCTGCTCATAGAAATTGTATCATTAAAAGTTTCTTGACTCATTGTCGTGCCAAGAATGCTTTCAGTGATAAAATTGATAGCATTAATAAGTGTGTTGATAGCCCCGACAAGCAAGTTAATAATAAACGCCATTGTTTCGCCAAATGTTTGAATGGCGTTAACAAGGGCTAAACTAATATCCCTAGCAAATGCTTTAATACCACCAGCACCGTCATAGGATTTAATTAATTCTTCAATATACTTTTGCGCTGACTCAACCGCCATTTGAATAGCCGGCGCGAGAAAAGATACAACCGTATCGCGCAAACCTTTGAACAAAGCAAACAAGCGCGTGAAGCTATCGTTAGCGTCTTCAACACCCTTTGCCGCGCTTGCTGATAGCAACAAGCCGAACCGTTCTGCTTCATCGGATATCTGCGCTAAACCATCCGCACCTTCTTCCAGAACCAGAAGCATTTCAGACGCGCGACCGCCAAACAAGTCTTGTGCGATAGATGACCTGACCGCGCTATTCTCAACACGCTCAAAACGATCCGCTAGAAGTTCCAGCACCTTGAACTGATCGCCCATAACCGCATTTATATCATCGCTAGTTATGCCTAGTTCATCAAACGCATCCTTGGCATCGCCAGTGCCGCCTTGGAAGTCAACCATTACGCGGTTCAAATTACGAACGGCACGCGCAACCGTATCAATAGATAACCCAGACAGATCAGCCGCAAACTCTAATTTTCGCAGATCGGCGACACTAATACCTAGCGTGCGTGATAGCTTGCTGATCTTATCGATGCTGTCCATTGATGATTTAATTAGGAAACCAAAGCCACCAGCACCGGCTAGAGATACCAGCGCGGTGCGGAAGCTAAAGACAGTCTTACGAAGTGAATTAAGGCGACTAGCGACCGCCTTGAATATTCTTTGTGTGGTGTCGATGGCTTGGATTCTGATTTTGAGGTTTTGATCTGCCATCTTCTTTTATCCTAAAATAAGCGAACCACTCGTTCAATTCATCAACCGTCAATTCTTCTATTTCCGGTTGTGTCTTGTGTAAGCGATCACATAGCTGAAGAACATTAAACCGCAAGTGATCGCTAGTTAGTTTTTTTCGTGCGCCTCTATCCCATCGATGCTGTTCATCATCTTCCCTGCGATATTGGCTATGGCGGTCAAGTCCATCTTCATAAGATACACTTTATCTTCGAGCGTGAACAGCTTATCGCCATCTTTATTTTCGGCCTTCATAATAATCATATCGACCATTCCAGAAACTTGCATATCAACTAAAAAGTTTTTGTGCTTGCGCTGTAATTTATCGATATCACCGATAGTAAGCGGTGAAACATAGACCAGCAACGGAGCATCATCTTCACCCCATTCCGGAACTTCGATAACATTCCGTTGCCGTCTATTGTTGACGCGATCTAAGATTTCTTTCCCCAGTGACATTTAGAAATCTCCTTATGATACTGTGTCTTCAGTCAGGCCACCGCTAATCTGCACGCTATAAGTTGCAGTCACGATGCCATCGTGAGAAACACCGATAGAACGGCCTGTGACGATGCCAGAGCCGGTCAAACGATGATCGCCTGTGGTATCACCTTCCATCTGAAGATTGACCGTCACAGAAGAACCGGCGGTGCAAGCCAGTTGCGCTGTGTCGGTATCATCAAAATAGGTTTCAATCGTTGCAGTTGCATCGGTGAAAGAAGGTTTGTAGGATTTCGCTTGGTCACCCATACTCGTATCCTCTACCACTTCCGCAGTTTGGTCAACGGTGAAGCTGATAACTTCAGCCATTGCATCAGAGCCGATCTTAACGACTCCATCGTTTCCTTTGAATGTTGCCATTTTTCAACTCCTGTTAGCTGGCAGTTTCAACGTCATTTTCTTTGGTGCGGTATTCAACCATCACCGTGAAGCGACCAATAGCGACAGGCTGTTCACCATCACCGCTAAAATCCGCCTCAAAAGCCGTAACCATAACGTCCTTCGCAAGACCGCCTAAAGTTACGTCTGCCGCCAAAGCCTCTTCAACTTCAACGGCAATCTGGTCAAGCGTGTTGTCGTAATTCGCAGTCCCGACAACATACGCTTCAATCATAATTTCCAAGTTCCTAGCGATTGATCTCGCCAGTGTCATTGTATCAAAAACAACGGCTTCATTTCTAGTAAAAATACATAAGCCGGGCAAGTTCGCCTGTTCAATCGGATAGACGCGATTGCGAAACACATTAGAACCGGTGGTCGATAACCCAGTGACCGCCGTAACTATCGCATCCCTGATTTGCTTGCGAACGTGTGCCATTAGTTCTTTTCCAGTACCAGCATCGTCATCCCAGTGCCATCGTCTTGTACGATGCGGATCGTGTAATTAACACCGCTAACAACTAACGCATCGCCTTCAGACGCGCTAGAAACATCCGCCGTGCGGCAATGAAAGCGCGGTTGCTGAAGCGCAACACCAACACCACCACCAGCATCAACCTCGATAAAGTCATTATCGAAAATGCCATTAACAGTGCTAGAAGCACCGCCAGATGGTGTATAAGTCGCCGCAACACCGAAGTCATCGACATTGACGAAGATGGCACGGTCATCTGCGCTTTCAACAGCCATTAGTCATCCTCTGGCGTTTCAATATCAGCAACATCAAAAGAACGGTCTTCCAGCTTCTTCTTAGGACGACCATATTTCTTTTCTGTAACCGCTTCCGCAAGACCGCGAGTAATTAGCTTGTTTGCAATGTTTTCGTGCAAATCGTGTTCTTCGCCAGCAAACATATTGCCGCGATCCCCAGTGTAACATTTTTCCAAAATCTTAATTTTCATCATAGCCCCCTGTGGGAATGGTGGGCGACCGAAGCCGCCCACCAGTTAAATTACGCAGTTGATACCTCATCGGTGATAGCGAATGAAGCGGCGTTACGAAGAGCAACATCAACTTCTTGCATCACGCGGATAACAACGTTGCCGCTGTCACCCTCTGAATATGGATCAACCATAACTGATGGTGAACCGAAGAGGCCGACCATTAGTTGTGAGAAGTCACCGAAGATCAGTGCAGAAGCGTCAGTGCCACCATCGCCCGGATTTAGGTTTGATGGAACGTTGCTTGTGAACTCTGCACGATAGCCATAGATGCTGTTCCAAGGATCATTGAGAAGCATAACGCTGTCTGTGGATGAAACCTTAACAGTGTTTGCCATCTTCGCTTTGACCTTTGGATTTGACAACCAACCAAGTGCGGCCTGATTGATAACGCCATTAGCGTCTTCAACAGTCTTAACCAGATCGGTGATGTCAGCCCAAGTCAGAGCCGCAACATCAGTGCCGGCAGAAATGTCAACATTACCAACGTTGCCATCGTTCAAGATGCCTGTTGGCTGACCTGAAGAGCCAGAACCTTGGATCGCATAGTATTCGATCTTGTCAGCGATTGAACGCAGAAGATCGTCTTGCACAACCTGTTCGATTGCTGGAACGCTCTCAAGAGCAAGCAAGCGAGAGATTGCGGCTTTTGCGCCAAGTGTGCGTGGCTGAAGCGTTACGCCAGCATCAGTTGGGGACTGATCGCTAACATCGCCAGCTTCTTCAACGAAGCCAGCCGCCGCGCCGGTTGCAATCTTTGGCATACGGATGCGGTTAGTAAGGCCACCGATGTAAGTAACACCCAAGTTAGCCATTACTTGCTTTGCGCGAAGTGCTTCAATGAACATATCGCCACGCTGTACAGTTGGAACGAAATTGTCGGTGACATTTTCTGTGCCTACTGCGCCAGTTGCGGCGGTGGTCATCACGCCAGAACGGAAAGCGAAATCTGGGATGTAAAATCCGCGTGCTTCCTTGCCGGTGCGCTTAACGATTTCATCGTGCATTTCACGCTCAAGGCCAGCGTCACGCCAGTCACCAGTGACTTGTGCGCGGATCATCTTGCCAAGAGAATAAGCACGCTGTTCTTTAACAGGCGCATCAACAACGTGTGCTGGGGTGTCTAGCGGTTCGTTTCCGATAGCTTCCAACAGTTCACCACGGAACTCGTCAATGGAAACACCACGACCAAGGGCTTCTTCACCCATTGATGCTTTGTTGTGCTTCCGTGCTAAAGTCATAATTTCTTTAGCATTTTTTTGTGCGGCTTTGGCGGCGTCCGCCCGAACCGCGTCAAGATCGATTTCTGACATAACGTCAACTCCTTTGATCTCTAGGGTTTCATTTAAGGGTTCGGAACTCGACCGACCAACACCGACAAGATTTGACTGATCTGCTGGGATTGAAACGATTGAAATTTCCATAGGTGTAGTAGCCACCCGATAATATTCATCGGGATCGTCTTCACGTTCAACGCGACCATCTAAACGATAGCCAACGCTGATATTTTGCCGAATACCATCGACAACATCGTTGAACACTTCCGAAGCAAGTTCGCCCCTTCCGAAACGAACAATCGCACGCAGACGGCGTGCGTTTTCATCAAGTTCAACAGATTCCACAACGCCAATTTGACGCTCCATATCGTGATCCATCAGCAAAGGCGCACGACCAGAGTTAAGAAACTCAAGGTTCATACTTTCTGTGCGATGGTCAATAACTTCTAATCCAAAACTGCGTTTAACTGGTTCTTCGGATGATACGCCAACCCGAACAGTGCGGCTTTCTGTATCAATCGCAGTGTCTTGCATACCGATGGCGCGTTGCACCATTTCAGAACGATCAAAGCGAGCCACATCCTCTGTGACTTCTTCAACATTGTCTTCAACAATATTTTCTTCGATGTTTTCCATATCATCACCTCTTTCGCCGATGGCTGGTTCAAATTTGATCGGTTCATAGTCGTGGTCATCCAGCCACTCACGCGCTTCCGCTTCGGTGTACCGATCAGCATCGAAGCGGATAGATTGTATTTCAGACGTATTATCCACAATTCCATAGATAAAATCAATGCCAGAACCGCCAGCATCGGCCTCACGCCGAAAGTCGTCATATTGATCTGGTTCGTTTATGCGTGCCGCGTGTTCGTTTGGATATGGTCTTTCTTCATCCCATCCACGCTCTTCATCATCGATGCGATCCATAACCCGATCCTTTTCATTAGCCCAAGATTTACCAGCATCACCGCCCCACAATGCCCACGCGATGCGACCGGCTGACGGATATCCATCTTCATCGGGCGAAAATCCTTCGCCTTCTTTATCAACTTCGTGCCGCGCGAAATAACTAACCATCCGGCGCACGGTTTCTGGCGATAATTCCTGACGATTAACTAGCTGACGCGCACGCGCAACACCTACTTCAGTGCCGCCGCGTCCGTGTTCTTTACGCCAATCAAGACCGCGTTGCGCCTCTTCCGCCATAGTCGCGGTCGGCTTTAGATTAATATCTTGGCCTTTATACGTTGCCATCATCACCACCATCAACTTCCGCTGGGGCTGGCATCTTAGTTCCAAAAGGTTCAAACGCCATTGACAATCCTAATTGTTGCGCTAGTTCTTTATCACGCGCTATCTGACTAAATGTTTCTTCAACATCACGCCCATAATTTGCCGCAACATCCTGCATAGACAGGATGCCATTATTTAGCCCAACAACTGCCGCATTTATTTCTTTAAGCGGATCAACCCAATTCCAGCCACGACCTCTGAACATCGCATTGTCGCTAAACTTATCATATTTATTCGATGGAAGCGGAATGCCGCCAAAATCCATCGCGCTAGATAGCCAAGCGCGGAATGTCGGTTCAATAAAGTGTTCAATCATAAACATCTGCATCGCGCGATAACCATCACGCTCATCTAGCGCACCTTGACGGATCGATGAATAATTAACTGACGATAAATCGTTAGAAAGTGCCGCATAGGAAACATTCAAGCCAGATGATATGCCGCGAAGCATTGCACCTTCAAATTCCGCATAGCCGGTGTTCGGATGGTTCGGGTCGAAGAACGATATATCTTGACCAGCCCCTAACTGGTGGAACGAACCCGGCTCAACATCGATAACAGGCGTGAAATCATTTTCATAACCATCGCCAACATAGTCATCGCCGGATGGTGTCTTGATGAAACCCATCTTCGATGCCTGTATGCGTGCGGCAATAACTTCGGCCTCACGATAAGCGTGCAACATTTTCAACGCTGACATCGCTGAAACCATAAACGGTTCGCCGCGTGTTTGATGCGTGCGATTAGCCATAAACAGATGGATCATTTCATCTGCCGGCACGCGCGTATGCTTTCGCGCTTGTGCTGTATGATATAATCTATCGCCCGGATGCGATGTTAAAACCCAATACGCAACAGGCCGATGCGCCTTATCAAGTTCAATTCCCATTCTGATTTGATTGCCATTAGATAAGGTTTCGTTTTTCTTTTCGTCAACCATATCAGATTCAATAAACTGAATGGCAAAACCATCGCGGTATTTAGTGCCAGATAACTTCTTAACAAACACTTCACCATCGCGAACAAGTGTTTCAATCGCTAAACGCTGGCAATCATACCAAGACATTCGACCATCGGCTGTTGGCGCACCTAAACGCCCCCAACGCTTCCAAGCATTTTCAATGATGGTATTGCCAGCCGCATCCAACTTGCCATCTTCATTTCGCGCCTTAACTTGCAGATGAAAACCTTTGTCGCCAACGATATTTGTCTTCATTAGATTGACATATCTACGCGCAAACTCGTTATCACGCACCAGTTCGCGCGATCTATTTCGCATCGTTTCAAGTGTAAATCGCAACTCGCTATCAGCAGAGTTGCCACTATCCAGAAAATCACCGAACAAACGACCGGCACGCGCCGCCGCATAATTACGCTTCTTGAACGATTTCTTCGGTTCTTCAGTGCGCTTGAAAAAATCAAATAGTCCCATTTTCAAAACCTCACTTTAATCGTGCCGGAGTGTGCGCGACCATTCCGAACGTGATCTTCACGATGTTGTTTAACAACTTCGCTTCGATAATAGTCACGCCATTCAACCAGTTCTGTCACCGGTATTTTAGAAAGTGAACGACCATTGATAGAGTAAGACAGAACATCAGCGTCTGCTCGGCCTTGCAATACAGTTTCAATTTTATCCAGCATTATTTCAGCGTGCGAACGCGGATCAACGTTATTATCCAGATCGGTGATAATATCCCACGAACCAGTTGCAATAACAACGCGCTCACTGTCGCTGGTGCGCGTAACCTCTAATTGCCAATGGTGATGCCCTATGTCAAAATCTGCACTCGCAACTGATGTGATTGTAAATAGATAATCATCGCTATCGGCTGAACCGGTCACCTGAAATTCGTGCGTACCGCCACCTTGGGTGATACGCGCAACATATTTAACAGTGTAAGTTGAAGATGGATAATCCTGACCTAAGTTCTTTTTGCGCCAAGTGACGCGATCACCGACAACTATCTTATCCGGTTCATATGTTAGTGCATTGTCGGTATCAAATAGATTCGCCATTAACGCCACCCATTAACAAAACCGCCGGGCTTCCGATAAGCGCGGCGCGGTTGCTGGTTAATTGGCGCATTATCCTTCGGCTTTTCTGCCGCGTGCGCCTGTCGATCTGCCAGTGTGTTTAGGTTAGTGTTCAAAATAGCCAAAGCCCCTATTGCGTACACTCGACAGTCTAATGCTTCGTTGCGCGTTCTTGTCTTCACAAATTCCCTGCGCGGAAACCCTTTAGAGAATTTCGTGACAATTTTTTCCGATGATGCCAGTTGCTTAAAATACTCATCTGGACGATCAGCCGGAAAATGACAATATCCCGCACCACTCGATTGTATCCTAAGTCTGGAAAAAATCAATTCTTTTATGTTGTCAACGCCCAAAGTAAATAATCGTATCTTTCCGATGTTATTTCTGGTCGGTCTTGATACGATTGGACGGCTTTCGCCAGCCATACCCTTTATGGCAAAAATGCGGCGACCTTCACGCGGTCTAACGAAGTCATAGACCGCTTTCGTGTAGTGACCGCCGGAGTCGATGCACGTTGCGCGTGGCTGTAATATGCGACCATCTTCGGTTTCGTATTTAGACATCAAGATGTTATCAACGTCTTGCCATAGTTGAGGCGAAGACGGATCGCCATAAACGGTTCGATAATCAAGCGACCAGCTTTCTTCGTCACGCCCCCAGCCGACCGTTTCAATCTCAACGCGATCATCTTGAACGTCAGCACCGCAAGTTATCACCAATATGCGCTTATCTATTCTGTCGCCGAACTCTTCGGCTCGTTCCGCAACGGCATAGTCGTCAATGCGTTCACCTTGATCTTCCCAGCTTTCAGCAAGATAAACATTCGTCCAAACACGTAAGGTTTCTGCCATCTTCTTAGCAGACAAGAAATCACGAACCGCATCAGCAAGCGGAGTCCAAGGCGAATATATGCCATTGATGTGAAACCCAGCCACGCCCTTAAACTCTTCTGTCGCTTGCCAATGACCATTGCGAACAGCGCGATAGCGCATCGCATCGTTCCAAATACTGCCACACTCTTCGCAAACATAATGCGCCGTTTCCGGCTGATCTTTATCCCATCGAACGTGTGACCACTTTAAGGTTTGTTCGTGACCGCAATCTTCGCACGGTACGAAGAATTGACGCTTATCGCTTTCTTCAAATGCGGCTTCAATGCGCGATGCGCCTTTGTTTGTTGGCGTGGAAACCAGAACGATCTTTCTGTTCCAGAAAGTTGCAGAACGCTTTCGCGCTAATTGGATCGGATCACCTTCCGAACCGGCTGACGCTGGATAGCGATCAACCTCATCGCACAACACAACACGGATTGGCCTCGATGCCAACCCTGCCGCACTATTCGATCCAACCATAGAAATGTGGCCGCCGGGGAATACTTTGTGCGTTGTCGTATTGTTCGCATCGCGTGATCGTGGGTCTTTCACCTTGCCGCGCAGTGCTGGCGTATCCCGAAGCATTGGCGCGAGTCGATCTTTACTAAATGACTGCGCCATATCCAAAGTCGGCTGGACGACCAAGATGGGTGACGCATTGTGATGTATATAATACCCGATGCAATTCAAAAGCATTTCGGTCTTGCCAACCTGTGCGCCAGCCATCACGCAAACATCGCGGATATTCGGATCGCTGATGGCATCCATTATGCCGCGCTGATATTCTGCGCGGCTAGTGTGCCACATCCCCGGTTCTGCGCTACTCTCTGATGATAGTCGCCTTTCGCGGTCTGCCCACTCGCTTACGCTTAGGCGTGGCGGTGGCTTCAGAACCGCTAACGCTTCCCTCACCACCACTTGCAGTGACGTTTGCGCGTCCGGCGTTTTGCTCTGGTTCATAACTTGCTAACTCACTTAGTGCTTCGTGTATTTGTTTTTCTATTAAATCCTGTATTACACCGATATCAGTTTCCGTGGCAATTAGCGGTGCGGTCTTAGTAGGAAGCGCAAGCAATTTGCCGCGCATCGCACCCAATACATCAGTCCACGCACCTAAAACATCTTGCGATGCGACCAAATCACCCTTTGCTTTGCGTAATTCTAACTCCGCAAGTTCCGCATCTGCCGCCATTTTTCTCGCTCTAGCGGCATTATAATTCGGTTCATCGATTGGTGGTCTTCCCATTTTTTTTGCTGTTTCTGTCATCTTAACCACTTTTAGTTAAATTCTGTCGCTAGAAAAACCTTGCGATCCGCAACGACC